CGCCTTGATTTGTCTTTGTCATGAAGAGCCGTATGAATCGAGAGGTTCACGTACGGTTCTGTGAGAGGTTTAGGGGTGAGATTCCCCTTTACCTACTCGATTTCATTCATTTCAGTCATTTTTTCTTACAATTTGCTACAATTTCTCTGGCTGCCCGTGCGTTAGGGTAGGCAAGCTCTTTGGTTGGTTTTGGTCGTGTGTTGGCTTTTTGAGCGACCAGCCAATGTGCTTGACTACGAAGCTAAAATGATTCTACACTTTCATAATATTTCACTCTTTGCTCTTTAAAAAGCCTCAGTTGTTCTATTTGTTCCTTATATTGTTTGTGTAATCCATTGGTAGATTTTGCTTGGTCTGGAAATGTCAAAGAAAAAGCATCCTTATCATTTGTGTGAATTGCACTTTCGGGAATAACTTCTTTAATTTTCTCCAATGAGCTTAAATAATATGTCTCACTAATCTCACAAGCTGTCAAACTTAAACCTGCGTTGTAACAAGCAATTGCAATAGTTCCGCTACCTAAATGAGTATCTAATATTCTATCTCCTTTTTTAGCATACATTTTCAAAAGCCATTCATACAGTTCAACAGGTTTTTGTGTCGGATGAATTTTATTTCTATTTTTTCTCACACTAAATCTGAAAATTTTTGATGGTCGGTCTAACGAAGACCAAGCCATTTCAGCCATTGAAAAATTATTTAACGTTTCAGGTTGGTTCTTATCCCAAATAATAAAGCCTTTATTATATTGACTTCTCGCCCAAAGTTGCCCAAAGTAATTTCCACCCCAAATGATTTGATTTTTTGAAACACGAAACAACTCATTAAAATACTCGTCATTGGGTTTTACGTCCCATTGGCTGTATTCGTCCATATTAAATTTATGGTCTCCGCCTCGTTTGGTTTTGTTTAAAATTCCATAAGGTGGGTCAACTATGGCAAGGTCAAAATAGTTGTCGGGATACCTTGCCATTAATTCCATATTATTTTCTTTAGTAATTGTAATCATAGCAGGTTTTATTTTTGTGTTGCGAACCTTGAAATCGTCAAGTCCGAAATGTTTTTACTAATGTCTTTTCCTAGATTTTTGACAATAATACTGTCAAAATCTTCATAGTCTATTTCTCTTATGTCATTGTCAATACAGTTGTACAGATATTCCGAAAAAGTATTTGCACGAATGATTACGATTGGGCTTGTGCGAATGTCTTGAAGCACGGCAGGAACGTATCTTGGTGTTACAACGATTGTATAAGCACCTCCAATTTTTTCTCTGTGTCCTGCTAGTCTTCCTGCGTTCACACTTGAAAGTTTGTTTTTAGTTGATTTCGCTTCAACTGTAAACTTTTTCTTTCTTGGGATATATAAACACTCTAAGTCTGTGTTTCCTGCTCCGCTAATTTTTTGTGCTTCTACATTGTGGAACATATTGAACCCGTCTGCCAAAGCATCTTCAAAAAGATAGGCTTCTGCTCCGTCATTGTTATTTGCGTACTGCTCAATAAGTTTGGGAAGATTAAGCAATTCAAATTTGAAGTCGTCAACAGCTTCGCCAATTTCAACCAAAAGTGTTTTCGGATAGAAACTGTAAATTTCTTTGATAACATCAATTTTCAGACGTTCAGGGTCGTTAAGTAACAATGGTTTTTCTAAAAACGAATATTCGTTTTCTAATTGTTCAACTAATGATTTTATATTTTCGGGAATTGAAACTTTGTTTCTCGTTATTTTTCGGAAAGTATTCGTATTTCCGTGTTGTAATTTCGTAATAACGACACCGTCTTTTTTCTCTAAAACACCAGCACTTTCAAACAAACTTGAAACATAGTAATCCCATTCATAAGCCGAATTTACAAAGGCGTGTCTGTCTTCTTGAAATTTTTCAGCAAGTTCTTCATCAGAAAGTTTTCTTAATTCCAATAGTTCGTTTACTAATTCTTTGTAGGTAGTTGTAGTTACTTCTTTTAGAAAAACTACCGAATAAGCAACTTCAAAAGCATAAAGTTTATTTGAAAGTTTTGGCTCGGAAAGAAGTTTGTAAATCAAACGAAATGGATAAAGTTGAAATTCATTGTCAGTTCCGCTATGTGGATGTTGGTATTGAACCGCCCAAAGCATCGTAAGAAATATTTTGGCTGCTTTTTCTTTGTCTTCAACGTGTTTCAAAAACAAGTTACCAAGCGGACTGAATAAAAATCTGTCTTGTTCGTCAACTTTGGCTTGGTAGCCAAACATATAATACGAAAGTTGATTGATTTTGTGATTTATCGCATCAAGTGGTAAATCGGGATTTCTTTCACTGTACAAACCCAATTCACGCAACTTTAAATTTAATTGCGTTTTTTCGTCTGTTGAAATTCCTGTTTTGGTGTACGACTTCAAAAATTCTGCAACCACACAAAGTTTATCGAAGTCCCTTGTATGTCGGTACAAAATCCATTTTTTACTATCAATTCTTAAAGTCATATTATTTGTTTATTTGAGCAACAATATTCTTAATTAATAATGGCGGAATACATTCGCCAATACACTTTCTTATAAGCAATTCGGGCGTTTTTTCAGGTATATTCCAATCTTGCGGCAAAGAGGACAATAACATTAATTCCAATGGTGTTAAAACCCTTGCATCTGAATAAATTCCGTTCTCCAATTTTCTGCCCGGGTGTACATTTAATTGTGAACTGATTGCATCATTCCGCATTGTAATTGTTGGTGCAGGTTCCTCCCATTTTATTCGTCTGTATGTAGTATTGTAACTTTTGATTTTTTCTCCGTTTGGTTTTATTGGGAAATACTTTTCATTTTCAAAAGCTGTTTTTCCCGTAGGTGTATGCTTCATCCATTTAATGTGATTTTCTGAGTGTTTTCGTGCAAAATGCCATTTAATTTTTGATTTTTGACCTGCCTCAATGCTTGGTAAAAACCCAATCTTTTCTTCTACGGTTATTTGTTTTTCAGCCTTTTCAGGTTGTCCCCATTTTTTACCTTTTAGGTATAATTTTATTATTGCTCTTGTCCTTCTCTGAGCAACACCATAATCAGCAGCATCGTAAACATTTGCTTCAATATGATATTCATTGCCAAATATGATATTTAAAATTTCTGTTACCTTTAAATGCTTGTTTTTGTATGGTAATAGCAATTTAAAAAATGTAGGTACATTTTCTATTATCACAAAATCAGGAGATTTTAATTTTATAAAATCAATTATTTTAAAAACAAGATAATTTCTTTCGTCATTGAGCATTTGTTCGGTATTTCTATTTTTCCCTGCAACACTCATTCCTTGACAAGGTGGCGAAGCAATTAAAAAATCAAGTTTTTCTGGTGTATTTTTTAGAAGAGCCTTGAATACATTATCATCTAATATGTTTCCAGCAATCATTTTAGAATTTGGATATAAAGCCTGATACAAATCAGCTCGTTCTTGTACTAATTCATTAGCTGCAACAATATTAATTCCTACATCTTCGAAGTAAGTTTCTGCTATGCCAGCACTTGAAAATAAAGATGCTCCTACCATCATTAAAAATTAATTATTCCCTGTTGCAATTTTTTAGTTCTAAAGTAACTTGCTTTTTCTTCTGCAAGTTTTAAAAGCTCTTTTGTGTCATTTTCTTTATACAAAATATTCGCAATCTTTTCGCTATTAAACTCTTTTTCAAGTTGTTTTAAGTCAATTTTGAAAAAATCTGAAAGTTTTGGCAGAATTTCTTCTGGAACATTTCTTTTACAATTTTCAATCTTTGATAATGTAGATTGGTCAATATCTAATGCAGCCGCAAGTTTAGTTAAAGTCAAACCTTTCTCAATCCTTAAATTGTGTATGTATTCTCCAAATGTTTCTTTTATCATCTTGATTTTTTTACCTTGACAATTTTGTCAAAAATACATCATTTTTTAAAACAAATCAAATTTTTCTTTATCTAGGGTGGTGGGTGGGCTTGGGTGTGTCAGCAAGAAAACAACTTTTTTGCAAGCCGAAGTATCGGTTTGTGTGTCAGGGCTTGCAAATGTGTTGTTTTGTGCGTTGGCAGTCTTTTATATTGCTCAGTCTTGAAGTAGCAAATTGTCTGCTGTATCATTTTTTACACTTGGCGGTAACGTGCCCGGCGCAAGCTTTGGCGGGGTTTTCCGCCCTGTTTCATTGTCCCCCGTTACCAAAGTTAAAGATAAGAAAAATTGTCAGAATACCACCAAAACCCCCGCTTAAGTTTGGCGCC